TCAGAATAGGGAAGATGAAGAGATTGATTACGGGGAAGATGAACCGATGATGTTCGATGACGAACCCATGGGGCCAGGGCCGGGTGAACAGGCGGAACAACCTTCCAAGGGGTATACATCGATTGACGAGGAAAAGGCGGATCTTGTTAATAAACTTGGACGGTTAGAAAAGAAGGGGTTCGCTGTGAACAAACGACTGAATGCATACTCGGGGGTTGATGAACTCAGATCAGAGGTTAAGCGTATCACGTATAGCATAGATGTAGAACAATCTGTTAGGTTTTCGAGGCGTATGCTCATCGCATGTGTAACAGGGCTTGAGTTTCTTAATAAGAGATACAACCCCTTTGAGGTTCAACTCGAGGGTTGGTCTGAGTCTGTGATGGAGAATGTTGACGACTATGATGGTGTATTTGAGGAACTCTACGTCAAGTATAGGTCAAAGGTCAGTGTAGCTCCAGAGGTCAAGCTCATCATGATGTTGGGTGGTTCGGCCATGATGTTCCACCTGACCAACTCGATGTTCAAGTCGGTGATGCCCAACATGAATGATGTGATGAAGCAGAACCCAGACCTAGTCAAGAATATGATGAACGCTGTTCAGAATACAACACGAAACCCTGGGGGTCCAGCGACAGAGGCCCCAGTTGGTGGGACAGGGCAGTACGAGATGCAGGGTCCAGGTCTAGACATTTCTAGTTTGATGGGGGGCATCATGATGCCACCTCCACCCCCAATGAATACTACACCCCCCACAATCCAAGAAGAGGAAGACGTCTCCGACATCATGTCTGTCTCTGGTGATTCCACTGGTGGTGAGGTGAAGGAGGTCAATGTGGGGGCCACAAAGGCTAAGAGGACCAGACGAAAAAAGAAGACTGAAATTAATCTCTAAATACTATATAAATGATAGCGTACTGTCCGCTTGAGGAGGTAGATCCTCCCGTCCGACAACAGAAAGTTGTCGAAGAACCGGTGGAACCTAAGGAGCCAACGGTTGGTCGCGAAGAAACTGAAATGAATTACGTCATCATGGGTTTCATTGTCGGCGTGATTATTCTCGCCGTCTCTGATTCCATCAGGGCGTAAATGTAATAAATCTACCGAGGGGTTTTCCCCCAAAGTAAATTTAGTATGCGAAAGCTGTGACAACTGTACTACCGGATTTGATGTTGAGAAGTTTTCCACCACGAGCAGAATGTATTTTTGAATATATGTCATATGAATATCCAACCCCGGTGGTGTTTACAGGGGTGATAGTTATAGTGTTAAATGTAGTCGTAACAGTTGGACTCCATGGATTTGGGTTTACACCACCAAATAGTTTTTTTATACCTATAGTTAACGGTACATTAGAGAGTGTTCCATCACTTGTTCCTCCCTGAAATTCTAAAATCATCGTACTTATACTGGAAGGGTTTGAAGTTTCTCTCAACTGGGTAATTACCCTTCCATAAAACGCATCATTTCCGAATTCCATTGTAATGGCTTTATCCGCAGGTGGGGCACTGGGTGAGATTGTTACTACGTTAGAATAACGTTTACACGCCATTTCTCCATCACCATCATTTGTCACGACACCACCCTTAAATTCTGAATGACCTTCAGAATTAATTTTCAATCGTTCAGTTCCCCTTGTTTTGACTGTAATATTTTGGTTTTCCACGTTCGACGTGGAACCACCCATAGAAATTTCACTCACTTTCGAAGTACCTGGATTCACCGTCTGCCCCGCACGTAAAGTAAGGCGCTGTGTTTGAGGTTCACCGACGGCTGTTTCTGTTGTATCGGCTCGGAAAACAGCTGAGTTATCGGCTGATACTTCCTCCGTCTTTATTTTTCCCATGTCGATACCACCCGCTGCCGGGGCTGCTGCATCTATGACTACCTTTACTGGGGGAGTATCGAGTTTTTTTGTGAAAATATGTTCCGATAGAATAAGAACACGGGGCATCTCTATATTAGTTACCGAATAAAATACCCGCCATACCATTTTGTATTATGAGAATGTTGTAATTTACAGCGTATACAAATATATGTCTATCTGTCCTATTTACCCCCTTTTCAGCATTTCTAATAATAATTTTAGCGTTATCCAGTCTACTGAAGTTGCATGTTCCACTGGGACTATATTCCGAAGAATTCATACAGAAATGGAATGGAAAATATCTTGTGTATAGCATTACCCGATTGTCTGCTCTAAAATCGATATGAGCAAATTTTGATTTCAAATAACTTTCAACTGTATGAAAATACATTGGAGACATACTTTCTAGTAGGGGTGATCCATTTAATTGGATATCTAAGGTTTTAAATGTAAACCTGTCATCTACAAATTCTTCTGATAATGTCCCAAATCCAAAAAATAAAGACTTCACGGGGTGATTAAATTGTGAAATCTCAAGGCTATTGTAATTAGTTGTACCAAAATCGATTGGATATTCATTTCTTTGGACTTGTGTAATAATCATATCAATTTGACGATTGACAAAACTCTCCCGTTCATCTGTGTCCAAGTACACATAGTTCCCGTATACAGAAATTTTCTTTTGTGCGTCCGTTAGACTAGCTTCTCCGGGTCCATTAAAGTAAGTTGTATCGAAATTAACTTTCACTTCGACTGTGTGATTCTGTAAGGCTACCAATGGTAAATATGCCCCACCATCACAAAAAAAGAAGTGTAAAGGAACAAACGCGATATTACCAGGATTTGATTTTACGTTTATTTCTTGTGATTTAGTCCAGGTATCGGCTAAATAGTTTGCCCAAATATCATTATAATAATCGTAGTGTTGGGAATCAATCTTTTGACCACCAATGTAAAGATCAATTGTTGAATTGTAAAAAAGATTTGAAGAAATGTTAGCTTCCCCGGTTCCTTCAAACCACATTGCATTTATAATGTCACCATAGACCGGGATAGTAATAGAATTATCGGTTTCTGTTATTTCTTTTATAAATTTGGGAGCCTGTGAGAAATTTTTATATCTCGCAAATTTTGTTCGAAAAAATGAATGACCATCTTCACTCGTAATATAAATATCCTGTACACCCTTAGATACTATTTGTATTAATGCACCAGACATTTATTTATTAATTAGATTATAAAAATAGACACTTTCCCTGAGGGAAGTCATCCTTCTTCTTTTCTTCCCCCCCCTTTCCGTGAATCTTGAATCCACCTTGGCGGTACACCTTCATTCTCTTATAGTACATCGCTGTAAAGACTGACCATGGGTCGTGAATGTCGTAAATGTGGGGGTTATTTTTTTTACCCTTGGTCTCCCTCATGATGCGTCCAATACTTTGAACAATGTCAGACTTGGGTGAAGCTAAGATTACAGTGTCTAAGGTTGGTATATCCAATCCTTCATGGGCTTGACTGAACGTCGCGAAGATGATCTTCTTCTTTGAGGATTCTTGGAGATCCTTCTCTTTCATACCACCCATGTAGAGCCCAGAGCTCTTTGGAAAACATTGGTGAAGAAATTCACAATGAAATCTTCTATCGCTTAAAACGAGGAGTTGCCTCGTCCCCGCTGAAGCCCTTTTTACGAGTTCTGCCAACATTTTGTTCCTATTTCTGTCTTCGACCAACTCTGTGATCATATTGGGCATAGAGATCTTTCCATTCCTCATAGAGGGTGGGGGGTTGCGGTAATTGAAGCATTCGTAGGTGACTGTAAATACCTCCACCTGTTCCTGATTTTTCCTCTCGACGGCGAAGAATGTGGGTCCCATGAACCAGTGGAGGACTTTGGTGAGTCCATCCTTCCTCTCTGGGGTTGCAGAGAGACCGAAAATATGCTTTGGACACAACTTGAAGAGAGACTGACTGAATACTTTGGCGCATATATGGTGGGCTTCATCTACAATGAGGGTCCCAACACTTTCAAAGTCCGAAAAGCTGTACTCCTTTAGGGAAAGAGATTGTAACATGGCGATGACAAAGTCACAGTCAACCTGTTTCTTATCCTGTTGGACGACACCAACCGTAGCCCCGGGACAAAACTGTTGGATTCTCTCCCTCCACTGATCAGCTAAGAACTGTTTATGAACGACAATCATGGTCCTGTAGCCCAACTTACACGCTATTGCCAGGGATACGGTGGTCTTCCCAAAACCACACGGGAGTGAGAGAACGCCATGGCCCGCCTTAAGAGCTGCAGCAAGTGCTTCATTTTGGTGTGTTGCGTCTCGAAGGGTACCGGCAAACTTCGTTCTAATCCGGGTGGGTTGGGGTCTTCTGTCCTCCTTGGGTTCACCAAGTTTTTCGACACCATAGAAGCGCGGGACACAGATACCATTTTTAGTCGTTTTAAAAACTTTAAAAGGTGGTGGCGGAAATCCATAATCTCCATTGACTATAGGTCTTACGGTAAGTTCTTTTTTAATTTCTTGGAGGGGTCCCCCATCCGTGAGGTACCCAGTTCTAGTGAGAACTGTCATATCCTTAAATATCATAGTGAAACTTTAAATATATTCAGAAGATTTAAGAATCCAGGTAAATCCTGAGTGATTTCCAACATTCCAATATCCCTTAAATTCAGTTTCAATCTCCACTTCGTCTCCCTTGACTAACGACTGTATAGGTTTACCTTTGACTTCGCACATCACCCGTCTATATCTAAATGGAACTTTCACTTTGAGGATATTTCCTTCTAGGGGGTTGTCTGGTGTACCAGTCGTTGTGAGAAGGTGTTGTTTATAAAGATGAACAGTGTATATTTTTTTTGAAATATTTTCTGGAATTAAAAAACGGATATACATCTTCCCATTGTATTCATACATTGGTTCGTAAACGGATGCTGAAATTTTCATTGATGTCTATTACGATATACTAAAATTATAACTATAAGTATCATAAGTAAAAGGATTACAAGTTGACTAACTGTAAATGGTTTTATAGGTTTTCGTGTTCCAAAACATTGGTGACTAAGTGACCTAGAAACTTCCACCGCAGATTCTATACTCGAATATGGTGTATGTCTGGGAGACATCATACCACACATGGCAACTTTGGAGCATTTCCCAAAAAAAGGGAGCTGTCCATATAGACTGAGAACTCCCGAGGATTGTGAAAAGGTCCACCCATCATTTTCATTCCAGTCTGCACCCCACCCAATTCTTATATCTTCTGGTGGTGGTAAACCAAGTTGTTCAATAACTTCAAGTTTTAACATTTCGGGGGTATTAGATAGAATTTCTCTAGTTATTTTGCATATAACACATGATATAGTTTTCCCGTCCGATAACACTCTAGGTTGTAAATTCCAAGATGTTGTCGCAGCGATCTCGAGATCGGATTTTATTTTTACAGGTTCGTTATAATCAAGTAAAACATTTATGGCTCCGTATGTACTTTCACGAACCTTTTTATCAGCTTCGGGTCCCCAATTATCTCCCAAAAGTTTTAAAGCTGGGCTATTGTCTATACATAAAAATAAATATCCATCATCAATAATCGTATTGTTGGATAATGAAGCCTTATATGTATCATCCATATATTCAACCTTTTCAACTTCAACATCGTAAACAAAATTTACACCAGCTTCAATGAGAGCATTTTCCATTTCATCACACATAAAACGTCCAGAACCCTTTTGTGTATAGGGTTTTGAGAGAGCCACGTGATTGAGATTATTTACAAACTCATAGGCTGACATGACATCCCATGTAACACCGTCCATTATAAGAGGAAGATGTTCGAGAAGGGTTTTAGCACCCTCACTCACCGCCCCCACTGCATCTTTTAAACTAATACCCCTGTATTTACCTGGTTGTGTAAAAACTTTGAATATGAGGGTCAACAGTATACCATAATCTTTTACACCAAGAGAATTTTTTAGAAATGTGGTATGTCCCCCACCATCTTTAGATGGTTCGAAAACATCATTCCAATTTATATTCATTTCTTCAAAGAGGGATTTAGTATTTACAAAGGCTTTATCAAATACAAGTCTATGTGCGTGAATATCTCTCAGACCAGTTTCGGGTTCCCACCACGAACCACCAGCTGATGTCTTTTTGTCGTAAATTGTTATGTCATGTTCTTCACCTGAGTGAATAATCTCCCAAGCGAGGGACATTCCCGTTGGGCCGGCACCAATTATATGAATCTTCA